TTGGTGTGATGAGCTTGCCGCTTGGAACAAGGACATCGACACTTGGGACATGCTACAGTTCTGCCTTCGTCTAGGCAAGCACCCCAAGGTATGTGTCACTACTACCCCCAAGCCGACTAAACTGGTCCGTAAGATCACCAAAGACCCTACGACCTATATCACGACTGGTTCTACCTTCGACAATTCTGCTAACCTTGCAGACACGTATCTGAAGGCTGTTAAGGACCAGTATGAGGGCACTCGGCTGGGTAGGCAGGAACTCTACGCCGAAATCATGGAAGAGGCTGAAGGTGCCCTCTGGTCCACCGATATGCTCGATGCCTGTCAAATCCCTCAATTTGAACTACCCCCTCTTAATAGGATTGTAGTGTCTCTTGACCCTGCTGTGACGGCTAACAAAGAATCAGATATGACTGGTATTTGTGTAGCAGGTGTAGATGTCAACGGTAAGGGTTATGTCCTAGGAGATCATACAGATCGTCTCAGCCCTCAAGGTTGGGCCTCCAAGGCAATCGAACTCTACCACCATTACCAAGCTGACCGGATTGTGGCTGAGCGTAACCAGGGCGGTGATATGGTCCGTCGAACTATCGAGGTAGAAGATGAAACTGTCCCGATCAAGCTGGTTCACGCTTCAAGAGGTAAGTTTGCCCGTGCTGAACCTATCTCTGCACTATATGAACGTGGCATGGTCCATCATGTGAGAGACTGTGAGGCGTCTCTGAAGGAACTTGAGACACAGATGACCACATGGGAGCCTCTCGGGTCTATCGGCTCTCCTGACCGCCTTGACGCGCTTGTGTGGGCCTTGACAGACCTTTGCCTCGGCTCCCACCAAAAACCCCAACTTAAACTTGTCTACTCTGATGCTAAAGGACTCCGGTAGTAATGTCCAATGAAATGAAGGATTATGTAGACAGTTTCCGGGCTAATCTACCTTCGGCCATCACTTATGATGAGACTATTGCCCGCTACTTTTGTAATAACCGGCGTTTCCTTAATGAGTGGGAAGTAGAGCGTTACCTTAACTACATCAGTAAGTTCGGGTTCCAACAATATGATGTTGGCGGGGACAGACCCGAGTTGATTCTGGATTTTGTTGGTGGTCGTTATTTCGCTTACCCCTATTCTGTCAACGACATCGACCCAGACTTGGTTCTGGATTTCGTCAATGAAACATACGAGGCCGCATAATGGCTACTTTCTCTGACCTTGTCACATTTACCCGCTCTGGCACAGCCACCTATGTGGACAGCACCGGCACCTACCAGACCGCAGCGGACGGGGACCCCCGCATCGGCCACCACGTTTACGAGAATGGCGTGTGGGTCAACAAGGGTTTGCTGGTCGAGAGTGAGGCGGCCACGGATCTCTTTACGCAGTCCGGTGATATGGACGCTGGTGCCTGGAGCAGCTTTCGCGCGGATCTGTCTGACGGAGACGATGCTCCGTATGGCAGCGAGAAATACCTGCTGGGCGAAGCAAATGCTACAAATGCCAACGGGTCTGCGGTCGCCAATCAGTCTATAGCCCTTTCCGCGAAGAAATACACATGGACTGTCCATGCAAAAGCGGGGCCAAGCGACCCCGGCTTTTTAGCTTTGCGGCCTACGCTGGGGTCGAACTTTAATGATGCCGTGGTTGTGTGGTTCGACCTTTCCACTGGGACAGTTTCTAGCACTACGTCTGCCAGTGGGTCTTCGGTTGTTACAAGCCCTGTCGCAGATATTAAGGAGGTCGGCGCTGGTGAATACCTCTGCATCCTAACTTTCACGGTCACGTCCGCAGACACGATTGATTGCCGACATTACGTTTCAGACGGTGATGCGGGCCTGTCAGTGACGACTGGCAAGCAAGTGCAGGTATGGGGCGCTAAAATTGAAGAGGGTGAAGTCCCCTCCGAGTATATCCCCACCACAACCGCCGCAGTTACACGCTCGGGTGAAAGCGCGACTGTGCCCGCTGCGAAACTGCCGGACCTATCCGGTGGCGCGACCTTCATTCTTGAGGGGGCATTGGACTACGCGGATACAGGTCTTTTCAGTGAGGGCGTGTTGCTGAATCTTTTCTTAGACGCTAACAACGCTATCCGCCTAAAGCTGGACACACAAGGAACAAATACGGGCAATTTTATTTGGCAGCTCAAGGAAAGCGGTTCTTTCTACACAGTGTCAACCCCAGACGATCTTCTCTCACCTGATCTGGATGTCCCGTTCAAGATTGCTGTCACCATGTCGAATAGTGAAATTGGTATGACGGTAGACGGAACAAGCTACACCTCGGTGTCCGTTCCAGGGCTTCCTGATTTCAGCGGCGTGGATATGAAGATCGGGGACCTATTCCAAGGCACTTTCAGTCTTGTCCGCGTGTTCGACACCGTATTGTCAGAAGCCGACAGAGAGTCAGAAACGTCATGAACCATGAAGTAACCCCGGAAGGCGTGATCGTGGACGGCACGCGCGTCTTTGTCGAGATCAACGCACACGGCCACCTGCGCTCCATGACGCGGTCTTTACCGGATCGGGCTACCTTCAGCGCAATGGCTGTGTCTGCCGGTCTGCTAAAACTGGACGAGAACGGGCGTCTCCGCTCAACCCGTGGCGTCACTGTCACCGAGATCGGGCCGATGGTCATTACACCGGGCGAATATGCCGAGGATGGCACGGTCATCATCCCGCCGGTCATGGACACCCGGCACCACGCCGATTTCTGGCTTCACCGTGATCTTGTAGCCAAGGGTGCTTGGGGAAGCTGGGCGCTGGACTGGACGCTCAACGGCATGGACGTCCCGGCAAACGCAGAAGAGGTCGCGAAAGAGAAGGCGGGCATCCAGTTGATCGACCCCGCGACGGTGCGCAGCCGGAGCCTCAAGCTGGCCGGGGATGCGTGACGATGAAGAAGTTGGCCCTTGCACTGGCATTCATCGCTACGCCAGCCCTTTCGGGCACCACGGCGGAGGTAGATGCGTGGGACGAGCGGTGCGCCTATGTCCCGCCGCGTGTGGCCTGCCTGTCAGCCTGTGCAATGGCATGGGTCAAGTCGCCTGAGCGCCGTAATGATGGCATCATAGGTATTCACAGACTTGGAACACAACAAGCTGGCAGGAACTACTGGACCTTCTTCGTAGTTCAATACGCCCCTCAATGGGCTAAATATCTAAACCCCCTGTTTAACAAAACCGACCGAAGCATTTTCATCGTGTTTGAAGACGGGCGTGAGCCTTACTTGGCCGATTGGCGGGATATTGAGGCTTCCGGGTATGAGATAGTTTCAACGACCGAAGATGTCCCGCAGTGTTAGTAATAGCAGGAATTTGCCGTAATGGCTAAACAACTCTCCGAAACAGAGTCCAAACAAATTCTCGGTGTCGCGGGCGAAAACGTCCGTAATGGGCAGATTCGGGCTGACGAGTTTCTCCCTGAGCTTCGTGGTAAGCGGGCTATCAAGAAATACCGGGAGATGCGGGAAAACGATAGCACTATCGGTGCTGTTATGTATGCCGTAGAGCAAATCCTTCGTGATGTAGACATGAAGGTTAAGCCTGCCGATGATTCGGATGAAGCCAAGCGGGAGGCCGATTTCGTAGAGAGTGTCCTTGAGGATATGGAACACACTCTTGACGACCATATTTCCGAATCTCTGTCGTTCCTGAGCTATGGCTTTAGCTGGTTCGAGATTGTGTATAAGCGTCGTAAGGGTATGGCTACCCATAACCCAAAGAAGCGGTCAAAGTACGATGATGGCCGCATTGGTGTTCGCAAGATTGCTTCCAGGGCACCTTGGACTGTTTCTAGGTTTGATGTAGACCAGAAGACTGGTGAAATCCTCGGGATGTATCAGGAAGGTTCCTACGGAAACCAGAAGCACTATATCCCGAGCCGTAAGAGCCTTTATTACCGTAGCACCAGCATTAACAATGACCCCTCGGGTCGGCCTATTATCCGTAATGCCTACACCTCGTACGAATACCTGAACAACCTTCAGTCCATCGAGGCTATTGCCGTAGAGCGTGAACTTGCTGGTATCCCTGTTGCCCGTATCCCCGCCGAATACCTCTCGGGGGACGCTACAGCAGCACAGAAGGGCTTTGTGAATGAGTTGTCCAGCATCCTTCGGGATGTGAAGTTCAATGAACAAGGTTACTTGATGCTGCCCTCGGATATGTATCCGGGTAAAGAGGGCGAACCTTCAAACCACAGACTTGTTGATGTGGAACTCATGTCCTCCAGCGGGACACGTAACATCGACATTGACCCCATTGTTAGACGCTACCAACATGACATTGCACGTAGCGTCCTCAGTGAATTTCTGATGCTGGGCACTCAGGGCGGTTCTTATGCCCTCAGCAAGTCCAAGACAGACTTGTTCCTACGTGCCCTCGAAAGCTACATCCAGACGATTGTAGATGTC